GATTCCAAGTTTGAAGACGCTCTTGCAATAATCAACGAAGGTAAGTACATTTCTCCAAAGTTCTACGACAAGGCCAAGGCGCAAGCGTGGTTGCAAAGCATTGGTGGTGAAGCAGAACTGAAGAAGCGTTACACCGCTCTGAAAGCAAAGAAACCCCCTGCTGGCGCTCCTCCACGCCAAGATATGCCTGTGATTGACGCAGACAAAGGACAAGAAAAAGAGACTGCTGCTCTACTAAATAAGGGTAGTCTGGATGTGAAGAAACCCTACGCTTAAGGATCACTATGCCCATCTATCAGTATGTGTGTCATGCCTGCGATCACAAGTTTGAAGAGTTCTGCAAAATGGCCGATCACAAAAAGCCTTGCAAGGCTCCGTGTCCTGCTTGTAAGAAGAAAGGCAAAGTGGAACAGACTGCATGGGGAGAGTACAACATCGGGGTAGATAGCCGAATGGACCCGTTGGGTGTTGGTAATCTAGATGCTGGCTTTCGTGATCGTATGAAAGAGATTGCAAAGAAGGCGCCTAGATTTGACGGAACGCGACAAAGGCTCAAAGATCGGTTTGGATGATTTGACTTTACTGTAAACCGTGGTAGACTTACATGATGCAAAAGACTAAGACATACGGCGTAGGCAACTTCCGCCAGAACTTGATTGAGTTGCCCAATCTTAAGGATCAGATTGTAAACGGTAAGCGATTCTATCAGGCACCTGGCGAAAGCGGTGAACTGGTATGGTATCCCTCTGTAACAACTGTAACTGGTTGGCGTGATCGTGACAAGTGGAAGCGTTGGCGAGAAGAAAACGCAGACAAGAGCAAGATGATTCTTGAGCGCGGTAAGCAATTCCACCTAACTATGGAGTACTACCTTTCAAACCGCGATCCGTTTCAGGTCTTGTTTGGTAGACCACAACTCGAAGAGATGTTCTTGAAGATGAAGCCTAGGGTTGATACCTTCGTGAACGGAATTGTTGGTCTTGAAGTTCCTCTCCACAGCAAACTCATGCGATTGGCTGGACGCACAGACTGCGTTGCCGAGTTCGATGGAAAACTCAGCATCATCGACTTTAAGACTGCCGAGAGAATGAAAGACACGCAAGGTTGCCATGATTATTTCTTGCAGGCAACGGCGTACTCTATCATGTTCCAAGAGTTGACTGGCACTCGCGTCCCACAGATCGTGATTATGATGGTGAGCGCCGAAGGAGAAGAGCAGGCGTTTGTCGAATCACCAAAGAAGTTTGTTCCTGAACTAAAGGAACGCATTGATGAGTTCTACTCAGAGTTTGATCCTGAAGAGGTCATTGAGGAGATCAAGAATGGACACGCTAACTGAAGACAGGAAAGTACTTCTACTAAACGCATCCGAGCAGGTCATCGGAGTCATTGATTGGTGGAAAGCAGTAACCATGCTTATGCAAGGCAAGGCTCGGTCGCCATTTAACTACGAGCATTGCTACGATATCAAAACTGGTTCTGGCGTATTTCGTTTGCCATCTGCATTGGTCTTGGTGAACTATGTGTTTATTCCATATAGACTAGCAAGGCCTAGCAAGAGAAACATCACACGCAGAGACAACAACGAGTGCCAGTACTGTGGATGTCATGTTAGTGGCGAGCGCGTAACAATCGACCATGTGATGCCTAAGTCTCGCGGAGGCAAACACGAATGGACAAATGTTGTGGTGTCTTGTAAAAAGTGCAATGCAAAGAAAAGCAACCGCACCCCAAATGAAGCAAACATGAAACTCAAAACACATCCAGTTGCTCCCAAGCGAGGATTGCTGTTTGTAGAAGTTGCTGACGAATATCACAAGACAATTTGGAGCAGATGGTTGACTTGATCGTGGTACATGATAATCTACTTGATGGGAGTACCTTATGAAAAAGAATGAGCGTCGTAAACAGAACAAAGCACAAAAGCGAAGACTAGAACGAGGCAAGCAAGTACACAAGTACTTGAATGATTTGCGTAACTTCAGTATTGTTTCTGTGTTCATCACCAAGAACGAGGCAGAGAATCTACCTAGGCTTATGAAAAGCCTGGATGGATTTGCTGATCGTGTTGTGATAGTTGATACCGGCAGCACAGACAATACCGTTGAAATTGCCAAGCAACTAGGTGCAGAAGTGCATACTATGCCTTGGCCTGATTCATTCTCTGATGCTAGAAACAAGGCTGTAGAACTCGCAAATGCTGCAAAGGCAACATGGATTGCGATGTTTGACGCAGATGAGGTTCTAGACAAGGGCAGAGAATTGCGTTGGAAACTACAGCGAGTTACCCCGCACATCGGCGTTGTTAGCATTTTCCATCGAACCAAGTTTGGACACAAGTTTCCTCGCAACTGCATTTGGCGTCCAGGCAAAGCGAAGTGGATGTATCGCTTCCACGAACATCTGCTTCCCGAGACAAAAGGTATTCAGGTAGTCATCGACCACAATGTAGACCACCCCGATGATGTGGGCAAGAATCACGATAACGATAGAATTCTAGAGATGATGCGTATGGATACGGTAGAGCATCCCGATGCTCCCACGCGCAAGTACTACTATGGGCGTCAACTGTATTACCGCAAGGACGCTGCTTGTTTGGATGTGCTGAAGAGCGTATACGATACTTCTCAATGGCCCGCCGAAGCAGCACAAGCGGCTGTGTTTGCTGGCAACTTCTTTGAGTATCAGGTGGAGCAGATTCAGGACTCAGATGATCCAAACAAAGATGCAATGGTCTTGGAAGGAAAGCAAATCGCTGCGAACTTCTATCGTATGTCTATTGCAAAGTATCCTAAACTGCGCGGATCTTATGTGGGAATCATTCGTACTTCCAACAGCGACTACGAAAGGCTTGTAGCAGCGGCAACAGCATTGAAGATTCCCGAATCTACATTCTTTGATGATCCTCCGAGATTCTACGCTAGAGAAAGCGTTGACAAGTTCGTAAAAGTCATCAATGACCTACAGCACATGGTTCAGCAATCTCAACCAACAGGAGCGATGCAACTTGCTAGTAACGCAGAAGCAGTTTCTTGATCGCTTAGAAAAGCATCTCAACAAACACAAGAACGGATACATTGAAGGTATCATTGCTGTGTGTGAAGAGATGGGAATTGATCCTGAGCAAGCAGCCAAGTACTTGTCTAAACCTATCATCGAAAAGATCAGAGCAGAGGGAGAAAGTATCAACTTGCTTCCCACAACTCCAAAGTTACCCGTATGAAAGCAACAGGGTTTGCGGCGTATAAAGTCTATCTTGCGGTGAAGAGTCATTTCACCCACGATAGTTACGACTACTTCAAATATGGAGGAAAGACACGGGCAAGCGCGCAGACATTTGAACGCAGGCAGGATCGTTACTTCTTTGAGAAGTTAGCCAAGCGATATAACGAAAGCGAACTACTAGAGTTCTTTGTATCTAACTTTCTGATGAACAATCAGTTGTGGATCGGAGATGCCTTTGATTCTCAATGCGATCAGGTGTACACCGATTGGAAGCGGACGCAAGAAAGCATCACCTATACATTTGCACAAGACTGCGAGTTCATGCTGAACTATATCGAAAAGAAAGGCATCTCTTTTGATGCCCTATTCGCGCCGACCATTGTGCGTGAGGTTGGTACGCTAGAGCATACCAAGTATCCTTTGGCATTCACGATGTGCATGAGCGGTGAGATTCACATAGAAACTCTAGTGCTATTGGATTGCATTCTAGGCTTTATGCGTAGATCAGACAAGAAACTCAAGGGAGATTTCACATGGGACACATTCTACAAGAAGGTCATGCGGTACAAGCCATTTGTTTCTGTATGCTCTAAGCCAGATAAGTTCAAGAAACTGTTGAAGGAAAAAGTCAGCAAGCATGATGTCAAGGCTTGACTTCGCTGATAGATACTCTATACTTGACACATCGTTTACACGAAATAGAAAGGAAACGAAACATGGGATTCAAGGATCTAAAGAAGTCATCAGGTGGCGGATTCGACAAACTGAGTAGCGAACTCAACAAACTCGCAAAGAAGGGAAGCGACTCATATAAGGATGATCGCTTCTGGCGTCCTGAACTGGACAAGTCGAGCAATGGTTATGCCGTTATTCGATTCTTGCCTCCAGTTGAGGGAGAGGATATTCCGTGGGCGCGTTGCTTTACTCATGGATTCCAAGGACCTGGTGGATGGTTTATTGAGAACTGTCCGACTACTGTTGGTAAGAAGTGTCCAGTATGTGAAGCGAACTCTCGTCTTTGGAACAGCGGCGATGAGGGAGACAAGGACATTGCTCGCCAGCGCAAGCGCAGACTACATTATGTCTCAAACATTCTTGTGGTGAGCGATCCTTCTGCACCGCACAACGAGGGTAAGGTGTTCTTGTTCAAGTACGGTAAGAAGATTCACGACAAGATTGTGCAATCAATGCAGCCTGAGTTTGAAGACGAGAAGCCTATCAACCCCTTCGACTTTTGGAAGGGTGCCGACTTCAAACTGAAGATTCGCAAGGTTGCGGGGTATATCAACTACGACAAGAGCGAGTTTGATAACCCATCTGAACTCTTCGATGGAGATGACACCAAGTTGGAGTCATTGTGGAAGAAGCAGTACTCTCTGAGAGAGTTTACTTCACCCGATACCCACAAGTCGTTTGAGGAACTGAAGGCCCGTTACGATGTAGTAATGGGATTGTCTGACGCGGGAGTTCCGCGTAAGTCTTCAGCCGAAGATGTAGACTTGGATGAAGAGGAAGAGACTCCTCGCGCTGCCTTTAAGCCGAGTGGTGCAATGAAACCCGCTGCACCCGCTCCTGCTAAGAAGCCAGCACCTGCACCTAAGAAGGTGGTTGAGTCTGAGGACGAAGATTCTGATGATGCTATGAGTTACTTTGAGCGTCTTGCTTCAGACGAAGATTGACGCATTGCGTTAACGCAAAACCTTCAGAATCTCTCACAAAGAGCGCGGATAACACCGCGCTCTTTCTTTTCATGGGTCCCCAAAAACGCTGTCAACGCCGTTGTTTTCGCATAGATAGGGGTATGAGAATAGCAGGCGTGGATTATAGTTTACGATGCCCTGCCGTGTGCGTCTTTGAAGGCGACAAGAAGTTTTGCATTTCCCAATGCACCATGCACTTCATGTCTGGCACCAAGAAGTACGAGCAGACTTTCTCCAACAACATACACGGAACTCTCATGCAAGAGCATAAGCATGAGTGTCAGCGATACGGTTCCATTTCAGAATGGGCACTAGGTATAGTAAAAGACTGCGACTTTGTGTGCATTGAAGACTATGCGTTTGCTGCTAAGGGTAAGGTATTCCATATCGGTGAGAATACAGGCATCTTCAAGTACCGTTTGTGGGAACAGAAGATTGAATACAAAACTGTTCCTCCCACACAGGTGAAGAAGTTTGGAACAGGACGAGGCAACGCCAAGAAAGAGGATGTCTATGCCGCTTTCAAGGCAGAATGCCGCTTGGATTTACAGGGGATTCTTGGTACTGTTTCAGATCAGATCAAGAGTCCAGTAGCCGATTTAGCAGACGCTTATTACATCTGCAAATACGGGCATCACTTGGTTTTCAAGTCTTGAGCAGATGACACCGTATCGGTGTTCTCTTCGGACAACCACTTCTCTGCCCATAGTTTCCACTCCACCAACTCTTGCTCAGTCATGTTTGCCTTGCCATCAGACTCGATAAGTTTGGTCGTGTTATCCATATCAATCTCCTTAAACCTTTACACTTGATGAGAAGAAATCCCCTTGCTCGGGGAATGTACCCTTATACCAAACTTTGCTGTCTGGTATTGCTGTGGGTAGAGAGTCGCGTGTGAGTTCTAGTCTCATTCGGTATCCATTGCCCAATCTCAGATGATGTCTGATTGCGCTGATGATATACTTCCCACTCATGTACTTATCTAACCAATCCACGAATGGGTTTAGTTTCTCTTCAAATGAAGGTACTGTTAGTTTGATTACCTGACCAACTCTGATCTTGGAGTTTCCAGGCAAAGTAAACTGTAGTCGTGCCCCTTCAATCTGTTGCATCTGTGCGTTGCGCTTCAGTACCCACTCTTGGTACTTGTCGTTGTCGGAATACTGATTTTCATTCCCATACATCCACTTGTGCTTTGGGTAGTACTTGAAGTTACTGAGTGGATGCGGACTCAGGTTGTCATTGCCTGCTGCAACAAGTGGATGCTTTTCAATATGGTCTGCACCGAAGAACTCTTCATTGTATGCATAGTCAACGCATCCCCATTGCTTTCGCACAATGTCGTGAAACAAAAGACGAGAAGCATAGAAGCCATTCTCGATGTTCTTCATAGTGTTGTGATACTCCATCATCAAGAACTCTCTAACGGTTCTGTACTCTTTCATTAGATCACGCGAGGCAGGAACACCGTCCTTGTCTTCTCTTGCTTGTGGAAAGTACTCATACTCTCCGATGGGTTGTTGTTTAGCAAGTTCGGCAAATGACTTCATCTTGAATCCTTCGAGGTCTTCGTAAAAGATGAAGTTGCAGTTCTCTTTGTTGTCGGCATCTACTGCTCTTGCAGTTAGCCAATTTATTGCAGACAAAGGACTCCAGTAAGGGATGATGAACTTGTGCCTAAACATGGTCTTGCTTATGTCAAGACCCTTCTTGTTGTTTCCTGTGTAGTCTATCTTCAGGTAATCGGTGTAGATGTTCTTGATGATATCATCGACTCGACCCTCGTATGCCTTACTAATCTTTGTCTGCTGACTCTTTACAAACTCCTCGGACACGAAGTGAAGCGTATACCGTAGGGATTTGTCATTAGCCTGTGGTTCGCGCTCACTAATCTTGTACACTCTGAATGTTCGGGTGACTGATGTTCCGCCGTACAAGTTGTCGAAGAATGGAGTCTTGAAACTGATCTCAAGTTTTTCTCTACCACACAGACTGAAATGGTAAATGAGATTGAGAGAATCAATGATGGTCACTTGCCCACTCAGACAATTGGTGTACATATCCTCGAATATCTCAATCTCATCCCACATCTTTGTGATGTCTTGCTCGTTTCCACTTGCATAGGAAATGAGTTTGAGACTCAGTATGTCAAAGTGATTGGTAGTGTTACTCATGCTTAGAACTCTTCATTCAGTATTTGCTCAAACCTATTTGCTATTTCTCCCACGATCTCTGGAGCAGGCAATCTAATCTGTCTGCGCTTCTCATTGATCTCGGTTTCGTACTGTAAATTGGTTACTGCTTTGATGATCTGCGCTTCTTGCTGATTGGTAAGATACGCACCTAGCAATGTTTCTGAGAATGGAAGCGTAGAGAATCTTCCATAGTCATCGAATGTGGATGTCTCCTGCACCTCTGTACCTTGCTGTATCAGGTTACTGTAAGAGGCAAGAGGAGCAAGTTGGTTTCCGAGATCGTCCTCGAAATGGTGTACTGCTTCGATGTTTAGTTGGATGCGACGAATGATTCCACTAGCAGTCGCTTCCTCGCCACCTGTTACTGCAAATCCAACAAGATCGTTGTCTTGAAAAGAACCAACCTCATCAACCACGATAGCCTTGTTCATGGTTCTGTCCCAACACGCAACATATGCACTCTTGCTTGTGTTTAGTGACGATCCTGTTATACCGAATGCATAGTATCCTTCGGTGATCTTGTGATCCTTGCGCTTGCGTACAGATGCCAGAGGACTTTGCTGTACTGGATGCATCTCCATTAGGAATGCATTGCCTGGGTACTTGTTCTCGCAGTAACGCAAGAACTCATGGTACGGCATAGGCCATTCGTAGTATGGATTGTGTATCTCATTAAACAGCAGGATGACCCAATGCAGTTCCGAATCGCCATACAGTTTATGAGCAATCGTGTCGGGGCGATCTGTGTCCTTTACCGTGTACTCGCCGAATAGAGAACCTTCAACTGCTTTGGAGTTGATACGAACTCTGCGAAGTATATCGACTGCAACCTGATAGTTCTTGTTGCCTTTGACATCGTAGTACAGATTTGGAAACTTGTTGAAGTAACCCATCAGAAGCCCTTCTCGATATGCTCTCTGTGCAGCGGTTCGACTTCTTGGAATCCCATAGAAACGGTGAGATAGGTCGGCGCTCCGTCTTCAAACGAAACAAAGCCGGTTTCATCTCCGTAGGTCACATCGAACTTGGTACAGACAAGTCTGCGTAGTTTTGGAATGTATCTGTTCTCTCTACCATTGATAAAGAACTGCAACTCCCATTCAGATGGAACTTTAAAACTGGTAGCACCGTCCAAAGAAGGATGAGAATGCCATCGGCAGGTTTTGATGATCTGATACACCATGTCGGTTTCTTCTGCACTCTTGGGTGAAAAGGTATACTCGAAGGTGAAAGAGCGTTCTTTGATTTCTTTGAACGACACCTCTTTGTTTGGATTCTTTGCCTTTCCACTCTTGAGTAGACGACTTTGTTCGCCTCCAGGCGTGAAGAAGTCTCCAAGACTAGTCATGGCACCTTTCAGCATACCACTAAAGATTCCTCCCCAACCTCTTCTCTCGGACTCAGCCATCTCATACTCGGCGCTCATACTGATTTCGACTCCGCCTGGGATGTATAGTGCAATGCTTTCTTGTGGTTGTCTGGCAACCTGTCCTGCAAGACGGGTACTCGCCACGAAGGACTCGTTGCTCTGCGACTTCCGTGCGTTGAATCCTGCAAGATCAAACAGCGCACCCGCGGCATTAACAATAGAGCCTGGAGTTCCACCTAGTCCGGCAGAAATGACCCCGAATAAATTTCCACGCTTGCTTGATGCTTTCACCGTGGTATCAAACTTCATCGGTGCATCGGAGTATGCGGTGAGCAGGATGAAGTTCTGCATGACTTCCGTGCCAACCTCCATAGGATACTGCATGGTTGCAATGGTTCCTGCGGGTGTTTCTACCCGTTCAAGTTTGGCAAATACGCTGCTGTTTAGACCGTCATTCAACAGTCTTCCACGATTGTTGTTGTCTGGCATTTGTTCTCCTACCCTACATAGGTATGTATGGCATACAAGGGAAAGTACAAACCAACCAATACTTCCAAGTACCGTGGAGACTCCACGAACATCATCTATCGCAGTCTGTTGGAACGCAGATTCATGGTTTACTGTGACACCAACGCAACGGTTAGATGGTGGGCGTCTGAGGAACTGTACATTCCTTATGTATCCCCAATAGATGGCAAATGGCATAGATACTTTGTTGATTTCGTTATCGGCATTGATGACCCCCGAGGAGTCGAGCAGACCATTATGGTTGAGATCAAACCATATAGGCAATGCATTGCTCCGAAGGTACGGATTTTTGAAGGTAAGGTGGATCGTCGTAGACGAGACTACCGAGACTATGTGCGAAGCGTAAAGGATTGGGGCATCAATTCTGCCAAATGGGCAGCAGCAAATCAGTACTGCAAAGAGCGAGGGTGGGTGTTCAAGATCATCACCGACAAGGATCTGAAACCATAATGGCAAAGAAGCAAGACATCTACGAGCAACTATACAAACAGTACACCGATGCGCTAAAGCAGGACAAGAGCATCGAAGCGGCAATGATTTGGTTTTACCGAGAGATCAAGGCATTGTATGGAACAACAACCAAGTCTCTTGTTCCGTTTAGAACAGCAATAGAAGGTACGACCAAGATTAGTCCCGAAGACATGGGTTTCGGAAGACTGTATATGTTTGAGTA